CTTGCTGATGCAGTAAATGGAGAAAATGTATTAACTAATAAATTATTAGATGTAGATGAATGCAATGTTCCATTAACATACATTTGCAGCCAACTACCTGATTTTTGACATACAATATGATTCCAAGATGAAGAAACAAATATTGAAGAAGTTATCTGTGTTTTAAATTCAGTACTACCAGCAGCAGAAAATACAATTTGTTTACTGCCACTTAATTCTATTTTAAACGGATATGTTGGTTGCAAACTACTAGAAGCTTTCGCAATAAGTAATCCATTAGATGTTCCTGTGTTTGAACTAGAAACAAAAAATGATATTGCATAATCATGATCTCTATCATAATATCCCGGCAACGAATCTTTTATATATCCCGCACCCGAAAACTTTGCAGCATAGCCAATTGCGGCTTGAGAACCATTAGATGTCTTTACACCCGGTTCATATATTACGCCTTGAGATTCATATTGAATTCTTGTTGTATCAAAATATTCATTGAAACCTTCATAATAAGTATACCCACTTACAAATGAAAAACTATCATCGTATGATGAGCTATCAATTTGATTAATACTATTTAAAAATGCCTCTAAACATGATACAGATTCAACTACAGTAGTAGCACTTGCTGCAATGCCTCTACTTTGTATGGTATTAACTAACGCTGATATATAGTAATTACCATAGTTACTAGTATCATATACGGTATCATAAACATTGCCATATGTATCAGATGCTAATGATACTGCTGACCCGGTAAATGTAAATGACTTAGGTTTGATACCTTCTCCAATTTTTATTTGAGGTATAGATAATATAGATGCAGATTGAAATAAATATTTTTTAGTTAAATTTAAATTAGTAGGGCCATATGTCTTTGATGGCTCCTTCTTATTTTTATAAAACAAATGATTGATAGAAAAATACGATATCGTTTGCAATGTTCCATCGATATTTAATACATCATTATATGTTAAATCTGTACCTAATGCTGGCAAATTATTTACATTTGAATATATTCCAATTAATGGTAACATACTTCCAGTGCTACTACCAGATATTATATTCCAAGTTTTATATGCTTGAAACGGATTGATTGAAATATCAGATTGGTCAATCTTTTTAAAGACTGTTGGATACACCCCTTGATAAGTATCTTGATTTGTTATTCTAGTTTCGGCCATATTCAGTAAAAACCCCGCTACATTTTATATAAATATAACGGGGCTTAAATCTGCGAATATTTTAGAAATCTAACTTAACTCGTATGAGTGCTTCTCGTTGGAATGATTTTAATAATGGTTTAGAAAGTTTAGCAACTGCTAATAATTCTTGACGATCATTATATAAACCAACTGTAGTAATATATGTCTTAGGATCGCCTACAAATGTAGTTTGTGCAATTTGACCAACAGACCCGGTTATATAAGACGGGTTATTTGAGAAATTATATTCTGCATTTTTAATTCTTACAAAGTAATGTGTACTAGAAACTTTTTCAGAATTACGTGCCTGGAAACCATACTTATCTGATGTAGCTGGATCGGTAAAGAAACTTGAACCAGAAATTGAACGGAACAATACAAAATGATTATTTCCTTCAACACTTGAACCAGTAACAGTTGCAAAACCTAATTTTTGATCTAACATTTTACCATCTAATACCAATGTACCATAATCTGGATATGCTAAACCATAGTAAACTGGTGCTGATGGATTATGAATTCCACCATTAATTGATCCGGATACAATATTATAAACTTTTCCTGAATCACCTATAGTTGGGTTAGCAACTGATGAATCATCAATTAATTTAATTACACCACTGCCAGTAACTACCGACCCGGTTGCGTTTGTAGCTCTAGACGAAATTGCAACTAATGGTAATTCCCAATTCCCAGCATCTAAACGTTCTTTTAAACGATTGCGCTTAAAATTAACTACGTAGATATAATTAGTACTTCCAGACCCTGCAGTTGTAAAACGCGTATCCGCCGGATTTAAAAGTAATTGACGATATTGAGAATAAATTGCTTTCGATGGAGAATCATTAAGTTGACCTTGCGAATCTGACCCACTACCTAACGCGTGCCCAAATGCTAAAGAAAATTGAACGGCTGACCCAGTTGCTTCTGGCGTTTTTTGTAATACGTCAACATAATATGTACGTTGAGTATTTGTTTGAGTTGATGACGTAAAGAATGTAGTTAAACTAGCAATACCATCACTCCAAACTCCAGCAGTAACAACTTCCGTTTGATTTGAAACGATATCATTTACAACATCGAATTTTGTAAATGTACGACCATTTCTAGCAATTACTTGTGATTGTTGCATTTCTGCAACCATTTGATTAGCAAGTTGTTGAGCTAACTGTTGTACTTGTTCATTAATTATTACAGTATTAGTTTGTCCCGGCGTTTGTGGTGGTGATGGATTTGACGAAACTTGATTACCAAATGTATCTACTTGCTGTTTTGCCCCTTGTCGCGGTTGTTGTTTTAATGTTTCAATGAAATTATTCATTTTCATATTTGACCTATATTATGAATTTGCAGTAACTGCAGTTACTTGTTTAACAGTTAAATTAATAGTAACACTACCACCTGTCTCATTGCCGATTATCGTAATTGTCGCAGTTTTATCTGACAAATATTGCGTTTTTGCAATAATTCGGAAACCAAATCCTGCAATTGCAATACTTTGTGCGTCTTCATTATCTCCAATAAAGCGCGGTGTAGTTGGCAATACCGTGTTCTGTAATGCTTGAGTAATTTGAATATCTGCAACTGATGAATCAGATAAAATTGCAGTGTACCCTAAATTAGCATTTCCGCCTTGCAAGTTACTTGTATTAGGAGAAATAACTGCACTATCACCAGGTGCATTCAATGTAATAGATGTATTTCCGACACTAATAACTGGAATGTTCGTTGATTGTTTTGGCAATGTAATTAATTTATAACGAAGCGCTTGAGTTTCATCCGGAATTGCTTCGGTTATTGGCATATTCTCAATGATAGTACCATAATAATCAGTTCCTAGTGGATGATCTGGATTCCATAATGAATAATCAATCTCATCATCGCCAACGGCAAATTGTGTAATGTTAAATGCATTACCACCCTTAGCTAAAAGTTCACGCCCCTTTAATGTTAAAATGGCGTCAACTGTAACACTAGTATTATCTAAATATCCCATATTTTGACCTTAATTTTATATAAATATACATTTTATAATTTTTATGATTAAACTAATCTAAAACTACCTTGGTTATTATTTTGCGTTTGGTATATCAATTGATTAGGATTAGCTGATCTCCATTCAACTACAGGGCCACCATCAACAGTCTGCGTTGAATTAACATTAAATGCTGGCGACGTCATTTTAGTTCCATTATAACGTTGTCTTTCAACACCAATTGGTAAATAATCTTGTACTTGTGCCAATTCACCAGTAAATCCAGCGCCAACCGGATCGCTATAATAAATAGAAGTACCATATGTCCCTACGCCATAAGTCGTGCCTCCGCCGGCAGAACCGGTGTCATACGTTACGGTTTCTGGCACTAAACGATATTCAGACGAAACTGCATTAAGATATGTCGGCTGTAATGCATCACTTAACCAATACGGAGAAGATGCAGTTATCCATGTGCTTCCAGATCGTAATAAATACTCATATGAATATGGCGTGCTATCATATTTATCCGCCGTCGACGCAGTTAAATACATTTGCCATTGATCATCATCAATTCCTTGTATAGTTAATATTTCATCTGAAATAATACCATTATACATTATATATGAACCAACTGCTTCAATTTTAGTTTGATCTATAGACGAACTATAAGTGGAATCAAATCTATGAATTTTAGGAAGTATCGTGTCTTTACTTCGTTCTAATATATTTGGTTGAATCAATAAACCTGTTAATTTATCAGTTCGTGCAGGCAGTAATTGTTCTAATTGTCGGAAGAATGATAAATCATACATCGTAAAAATAGAAATGTATGAATTTATATCATTTCTAGATTCATATTTTTTCCAATAATTTTGCGATGTTTGTATCAGATCCGGATATGATTTAGAATTCAATTGTCCCGGATCGCCGATATATTGATCTAATTCAGTAAAGCCTAGTTGAGCAATAATATCCTCATCAATCATTGTTTGTGGTGAAAAATATACGCCTAGCTTTTTACTATCTAACGGAGCTTTATCAAATTGACTACGTTCTGCTCTAGTGGCAATATCTAACGTACCAACTAATTCATTTTGTTCAAGACGAATTTTATTATCATCTAATGTTCCTGCACCTAAAGAAATAGCATCATAGTAATATGTTTCTTCTATAGAGTCATAAGGTGTATTATTTGTCCAAGATACAAATGATGCAGATATATTAGATGTTGCAGGCTGTACACCAATTAAACTGCTAGTTGTTGCATGATTTATTTTTTGTGTTAATGGCAATCTAAATACTAATTCATCATATGCATCAACATTTGCATTATATGCAGCTGGTGCTTTAGTATGATTTTCGAAAGGAGAATTTTGTAAACTAGAACTCCATAAACGCAATTCTTGAAGTTGACCTACCAATCTACTTGCACCTGTACTAGTGCTGCCTAATGTTAATGTACCAGTTGATGCAAACGATGCAGTAGCTGATGCAGAAACTGTAGTAACAATTTTTCCATATTTAGATTTTTTAGCAATCAAATCTAAATTAGTTCCATTTACGCGTAATATGGTATTAATCCAATCACCATTGAATAATTCAAATGCTGCAGAACCAGTTCCATTAATTTGTATAACGCCCATTGTTCCACTACTAAAATCAATAGTAACTGAATTTGAACCAATGTTATATAAATTCATAGTTGAAGGCAATGTTGGATTTTTAACAACATTTGCTGTTCTAAATCTTAATTCAACGGATTGTATCGGCTGCGTGTAATCTATTACAACAGTACCTGCTGCACTTCCACTTAAATCTAAAGCATAATCGAAATTTAATTTTTCATATATCGGAGCTCGTTCTATTCTAGGCCCACCATATTCATTGATACTTACGAAAGATTGCGGAATTCCATAACATGATAATAATGCTTGAATACTACGTTTTGTTCCTTTACTTTTTAATAATAAAGGTAAGTTATTTACAATTCGTCTCCAAATTGTAGCAGTCATATTTTTACCTGATACTGATGGATCTCCAATAGTATTTGAACCAGTTAATGGTACGCCTGCTTCATTAGTTCCTAATGCATATTGCCATAATTCCTGGCCTTGATTGCCATCTGTTAAATTCCATCCAAATTGTTTTGCAACTGAATATAATAATTCATTTGGCATACCTAATTTTGGATTTTCTTCTCGTTTGTTGATTCGAGTCATATGATTTATATACGTATAAAGTATATCATAATGATGTCCTAACATATTAACAAACGTTAACATATCTGCATTAGTTGCATCGAATCTAATAAATTCGGGGATAGCATATCTGAGTGCATTGTAATTCAATAAATCATATGATGATGCTGCACTATAAACTTCATTAAACCAATTAATGAATAAACTACTAGTAGTTGATGCCAATGTATATGGTATTGCCGCTGTAGTTTTAGGTGCCGGCTTTACATAACTTCCCGTTAGTTGAGTTACATATGCATTTTCATTTGGAATATCATATGTTGTTAAACGAGAAGAAGATTCATAATACAAATATCGTTCAAAATCATCAAACCCGCCAATTAATGTAGATTTAGCAGTTTCAAAATCAGCAACATTAGTTGTAGCAACACTGCCTGATATTTGAGATACCTTGATACTTTGAGATGTATAGTATTCTAATAATTGTATTTTATATTTAAAATTCTCTAATCGTTCTGTTGCTGAACTATAAAAAACAAAATTATTAAAATCTGAATAATCTATGTTTAATTTAACTCCAGATAATGAACCAGAAAAATATGCATCGACAATTTGTTGCGATGTTTGAGTAGTTGTTCCTAATAAATCCGTCCAAGCTTTAAATCCTGTTTCAGTCGTTGTATTATAAATTGCATTTGCGTACCAATTGGGATTAGATAATTTATTATATTGCGGTTCTACTATTTTTGGTAAAATTGCAACTTTGTCAATATAGCTAGGACGTAATTCTTCAGCAATCCAACATTTAAAATCTACATCGATGTCATCAGTTAATGGTTCGTATAATTTTAAATAAACATATTCACCAACGACTGTAGTATTTACGATGACTGCAGTTTTATTTCTACTAAAATTTAAAATGTATGTTTTATAAAATTTAGTAGATGTAGGATTAACAGTTTCAATGAAACTAACTAGTTGTTGAAGAAAAATTGGATTTTCATCATCAATTGCCTTTAAACGAATTTCAGTTCGATCCGGAGATATTTCATCAATTCTTAGATATTGCTCGTTATAATCTCCTATTAAATTTTTAAAGAAATTAACTGCAATTTTAAAATTACCTGATGTTAATTTTAACTTAGAAAATTCATTGTATATATCAATTGACAACAAATTGCCAGCTGTTTGTATTGCCGCTTTTGTTTGTATAGCTTCAAAGTTTGTTGTTTTTGGTTGTAACTGTATACTATGATTTCCAGTAATCCACGCATCACCTGAATAAACATGTAATTCAATTTTAGTTACTGAATTTTGTGTTGTTAACAACGGTACCGGTGTTACTCGAGTATCTTTATCATAACTAAAAAATTCAGTTTTAGATTTACTAATTCGTTGCGCAGTAACTGCTTTAGTAGCAGAATTAATTTGTTCGATATTTTTATACTGTGTTAACATTATGATTGTACCCAACGATTTTTGATTTCATCCCATGTATATGTTATTTGCGTAACTCCGCCGTCTGAAAAAGTTCTATTCTCTCCGTCAAATTCACCTGCAAACCCGAATGGAGATAAATCTTCAATTACTACAGGATCGGTATTAGAAATTGTAATTCCAGTTTCTAATACTAAATCATAATTCGAACCTAGGTATCTTTTTGCAATAAGTTGATATGCATTATTATATAATGCAGTATCAGCATATAAATTATAAATGCCAGCGTTGCCATTAACATTGTTTAACGATGCTCCAAATAATGATGGGTTCGAAGGTATTGCATTTGGCTCAATTAGCCAATATGAATTTGCAGCTAATATCCAAGTAGGATTTCCTCCTTGTGCTTCTAAAAAATACGTGTCTCCATCTGCTAAATCAGATGCATCAACAAAATATTCCATGAATAAAACTGGATATTCTGTTGATGCAAATCCATTAGGATTAGTTAAAGATCCCGGGTCTCCGGTAACATTTGCTTCACTGTATATGATAACCGGTTCAAATGCTCTAAATGTTTTTGCATTATTTCGATTTAGTCTTAAAGATATGCCTGTTCTATTACCATCTCTTGTTACATACTGAGTCTGTATAGTGAATTTTAACGTTTGTTTTTTTCGAATCAATATATCTATAATATCTTTAGTTAATACATAACTATTTGGAACTGCTTGCAAATTTCCTACAAATGGAAGTTGTTTAAAACCAGATGATATTTGTGCAGCTTCTTCTCCATAAAACCAATCGCTATTATACGATGTATTAATTTTTATTAAATCTATAGGTTGATTTGCCGAATCTACTTGTATAGGTAATTTTAATTCGGTAGTAATTGTATCAATATCAATATTAAATCCGGTATTAATATTAAAAGTATCTCCTCGTGCAATTTGCACTGGAAATTTAAAATATTGAAATCTAGTATCCAATACGCGAAGTACGGATTTTGTAGAAATTTGTTCGGTAACTGCAGATATTACTAATTCTGGATTTGTTGTAGAATCTTCATTTAAAACAATGTTTCCAATTTCATCTCTAGGAATAATATTAATATCATTTGAAATATAATCTAACCCATCTTTATAGTATTTGGCTTGTTGTTGTGCTGCAATTGCATCGAACAACTTACTAGGAATAGTATTACTATTACCGACTGATTGAATTTCGTTTGCCATTATTATCTAACTACTTTAAAATAAATTTTGTCGCTTATGTATTGTTCCGTAAATCCATCTACAATTTTAAATTCTAAACGATAATAACGCTCAGGCATAAAACCGTTCATGTCGATGTAGATAAAATTACTAGTACTATCGCAACTAACTTTATTATAAATATTATCATACGGAATTATAGCTTCATCAGTTTGAGCATCAAATACCGCATAATAAGTAGTAGATGGGAGATATTTAACTGTTTGTATAGGAAATAAATTTGTAGGAGATTTTTGTGGATATTTGTCTCTACTATAAATTCTTATTTTACTAATTTCAGTATCTTTATATTCCGGTTTAATGTTGGTATAAATTACATATGACTCTAGATTAGCCGCGGTCATTGATCCCGTTGTAAACGCACTATTATCCCAATACATCGTTAACTTAGGAACATATATAGTATGAGTATCTCTACTAAAGAATCTTACATATCCTTTTACAGTATCATCAATTTCATCTGCATCTGAGTATTGTACTAAGAAACCGTAATTCGGAATGCTATTGTTATTACTACCACTTAACCATATTCTAATTTGATTGGTAACATCGACGTTAACGTCACTAGTTCTATAAGAAAATGATTCCGATACTTGAAGTTTAGGTGCAGTGGATGAACCAGAATAATATAAATAATTACCACCTAAGCCCGAGCCTGAAATATATAAATCACTTGTTCCAATTTCTAGTTTCTGACTACCTGATATCCATGAAGAACCACTTTGCGGCGTAATCCAACAAGCTCCATTTGTAGTTAATTCAGACAAATAACCGGTACCGTTTACCCAATCTTGTCCTAACATTTTTATCGCGACTGTATAATCAGATGGAAGATTTTTTGCTTCAACCGTATACAGTTGTAATATAAATTTACAATCAGTAACAAGTTTATTATATGTTGCTAATGATGCAGAAATTTCAGACATATCAAACTTTAAGATACTTCTTGCAAGAAGTAAATTACTTCCATCAGTATCTAAACGTTTTCCGATTTCTAATACTTCATCTAAACCAGTATTATACGTTGGAGCTGATTCATATAATGTTGTATCTTGTTCTGCATAAAATATTCTAAACATGTTTTACCTTTAATAATTTACAACTCGACCTTTGATATCGCGATTTGGAAATTTAATTTCAAAAATACTCGGATCTAATGATGGATAGATAACTCCATTTTTTGTAGCAGTATTTAAATCATACATATTTCCAGAATAACCTAGATTTGAATCATATAAATTATTTAATTTAAATCCTACTACTGATTGAACACCTTTTACATTACCCAAAGCAGTATTAATATCAGATTTAATAATAGGTTGATTGATTTGCCATTTATCTACATTAAACAAAGATCTTAGTTCATTAACACAACGCAATAAAACTTCATTGCTATTATAATTAGGCAATACTGAAATTTCAAAATCAACACCTATATTAATAATAAAGGCATCTTTAATATTCACTGCATCAGTCAATATTCTATAGAAATTCAAATATGTTTTTAAATTTTCTTTAATTGCTTGATTCAACGTTGTTAATTGTTTTAACTCATTGAATCCTAAAACATACATATTCATTGCCAATGGATTAGCAATTCTAGATTCTAAATCTTTTTGAGATATTTGATCATCTGGTACGATATATGCTTTTGCAACACTACCGTATTTTGCCGGCATTGAATATGCTCGAACGATATAATCTTCTCTAGTAACTAAACGATTCTGTGTAGCAAAATTAGCTAATGCATTATTTTTTATATCTTGTAACGTGTCAGCAGTTTTAGCACCCGTTGCTGGTATTGAATTATTTGCAGCTACAGTTGTTTTAACAAAATTAACTAATGGAGCACTATTTGAAGTATTAACATCATCATCGAACTCAATAAACTCTACTTGTGATAATACATTAGCAGGCACATTATCAGATATACCATTTCCAATTGTATATGTTACTGTTAACGTTGTATTTGATGGCGCTTGTCCATATGTTCTAGTATATAAAAAATTTGATGGATCAATATCAATATCTACTGATCTACGAAATCCAGCTAAACCATTTCCTACATTATCTGGATTTGGTATAACTTCTTCATCATTATTATCAGATACGCCGGCGCCAAATTGTAATTCTAATTTATTATCACTTCGAAGTCTAGTTATAAATCGTTTAGCAGATTTTCTTAGTTTCAATAAACTAGGAGAAGATGAACGATATTGTGATAAATCTGGATCATTTTCTAATAAATTAGGAACTGATTCAAAAACTGTATCTTGGGCTAAATATGGAACTTCATACCAATTATCACCATCTGATTCAGTAACTGAAATGATTTCAATTATATTAGAATCGGGTAACACAACTTTATCATATGCAATCGGAGTGCCAAATGTAAACGTTGCCGTTTTAACATTTCCAGATACTGCACGAACTTGTTTTTTCAATAAATAATATGTTGGTAAATTCGTAGCAGAATCAGTTTCA